GCTTCTCAGATCACAAGGGAAGAGAAGGTTATTACTGACGCCGACATAGAAGATACAGCTTCGGCAGCGAGAGAAAGATTAAAACAAATGAGGGCTACGGCCATTGATGCGGAGGTAGTTGAGAATGGGTCGTAGTTGGTTGGTAAAGAAGGTGGAGTGGTGGAAACATTTGAAGTGGCGTAAACGTTCCCAGCACCGCAGAGAAAGACAACACGTTAAGCAAAGGATGTTGAAGTAATGGCTGAACTAGAATACAAAGTTAATTGGCATAACAAAAACGTGAACCCACAGGATGTTGTGCTTCAGGAAATGAAGAGACTGCCAATCGTTGGCGGCCCTTCGCACGGGCGAGTGATTTGCGCTAAAAACTGGAACCGAAACGAAACTGAGGTTAATGGTAAACGCTGTGCCCACGAGGTTGTAAAGGTTGAGCGATCAGATGAATCATTTGCTTTTGTCGCCATCGTAAAGGAGGCTACGGATATTTAAAAAATGGCTGAGTTAGAATGGCAACCCCACCCCATCGTCGAACGTCCTACAGACGAAGAGATACTCTTACTTGCGAATGGGTCTCAAGCAGACAAGGAGCTACTAAAGCAATGGCATCAGCAGTATCACAAGCGTATTGAGGCATCAGAGGCAGACCCTTTGAACGCTGGGTTTACCCTAAAGCCTTGGAAGCACGCAGAGAATAGCCTTGGTAAACACTCAACTACTATGATTTATGGCGGCAATCGTAGTTCAAAGACAGAATTTAGCGCTAGGGCTGTAGTCAAAGCTGCGTTATCTAACCCTAACTCAGAGATTGTGTGCTTTGCTCAAGATGCTGATGCGTCTGTGCGTATACAACAACGAGCTGTATTCCGCTACCTACCACCAGAGTTCAAGAAGAAGTCGAAGTCGGAAATGGAGTATTTGAACTTCACTCACAAGAACGGGTTTACTGGTGCATCCTTCATTCTACCGAATGGCTCAACTGTTTATTTCCACACCTACTCTCAGTTCATAGCCAACCGCGGCAAGTTTGAGGGTCTAGAACTAGGGAGTAAGACACCAAAGTGGCACAACCTCGGTCTGTGGCTTGATGAATATCTAGAGGACGGCGACTTGGTTGAAACTATGCGCTTCCGTCTGGCTACCCGTAACTCTAAGTTGCTCATTAGCTTTACCCCTATTGATGGTCATACACCCTTCGTAGCCTCATACCTAAAGGATGCGGAGACATTGCAGACACGCAAGGCAGATTTACTCAACAACGAGGAGGTTCCCTTTGTCCAAGTCAATCACAAGAAGGACGCTGGTATCATTTACTTTCATAGTGCATTGAACCCCTTCGGTGGCTATGATCGCATTAAGAAGGAGTTACAGCATAGCCCCAGGGAGCAGATACTTACCCGTGCCTACGGCATACCAGTTAAGTCGATGACTACGCTGTTCCCGTTGTTTAGCACAAATGTCCACGTTTCCTCAAAACTACCCGAACTAAGCCCAGAAACACACACCATCTACCAGGTGGTTGACCCTGCTGGCGCAAGGAACTATGTGTCTATATGGGCAGCAGTAGACCAACACGGCTACGTGACTGTGCTGCGAGAGTGGCCTGATAAGAAGACATATGGAAGTTGGGCAGAGTTTGGTGATCCTAAATGGAAGTTTGGCCCTGCATCTAAAAAGATTGGGCATGACGTGCAGGGGTATGTGGAGTTATTTAAAGACATAGAGGAAGACTTAAAAGTTAGCGTGTTTGAACGCATAGGAGACTCCCGTTTCTTTGCTAGTGAGAATGACGACAACATCGACCTATTTGACCAGTTTGCCGACCACGATATGCACTTTGTGCCGTCAGACGGTAGGAACGAGAACATGGGACTAGCCGCGCTCGACGAGTGGTTCAAGTATAACCCCAATTCCGAGGTAGATAAAGCCAACAGACCACTCATACAAATACACAAGTCCTGTGGCAACCTTATATATGCCATTTTGAACTACGGGGCGCAAGGCAAAAAGGACGAACCGCTCAAAGACTTTATTGATGCCCTTCGCTATTTGCGTATGGCAAACCACGGCGAAGGGCCAGAACACTACGACTCTAAATCTCTAGGAGTTATCAGACGAACCACAGGAGGATACTAAATTATGAAACCAAAAGAACTAGCAGAACAACTAGGTAAGACCGCAATGCACATTGGGCGTGTGCGTAAAGAAGTGTGCAATGAGTCCGACATGGACGGCAAGGACATCTTGCCTTCTGGAGTAAAGAAGATCCTAGCTTTCTTTGAGAAAGAAATGATGGCTATTGAGACGGCTAAGGTGGACATTGTAGAAGTGCAGGTGCTCCCGCTCAAAACAGCCAATCCTCGCTTCATATTTGCCAAGGACTTGGAGCGAAAGGTTAAGGTAAGGGTGGGGGTGCCTAGAAATCGTAAGCCCGTTCTAGACAATCCTCGGACTATCCACAAGGCGGAGCGTGGTTCAGAGGACGGAGAGTTTTTCTATAAGTGGGTTAAGTAGACATGGTCGATACACGACAGGAAGACGTAAATTCTGGGTTTGTATCTAGGCATTCCGCATATTGGTCTAAGATTGAGTGCGTAAAGAAAGAACTATCAGGATCAGTAGAACCAATGACAGCAAACCAGTTGTGCGACGCTTTAGGTCTAAACGACAACCACATCTATCCCATTTTATCTAAAATGAGAAAAAGCTTGAGCGCAAGGTAATATGATACAATGACGACAATGGCACAATCATACTCCGACCGTTCGGATGAACCCGAAATCTATTTCTCGGAGGACTTCGATTTTGACAATTTTAAGCAGACGTATAATGACGACGTTGATGACCTACGTGCATACGTAGACCGATGCGAAAAGAACCGAGACGTTATTAACTGCTCGTGGGAAGGCAAGTCCCCCGATCTCAAAAAGGGTGAAGGTGCATTCCCACATGAAGGAGCAAGTGACACCGAGGTATTCTTGGTAAAGCAGAAGATTCGCAACAACGATGCTCTCCGAACCAACGCACTAAGTAAGTCCACTATCCGAGCATACCCGCGTGAGTCCTCTGACGTAGATCGTTCAGCAGAAGTGTCGGTGTTCCTACGTTGGCTACGAGACAATGGCATCCCCAATTTCAAGCAGGAGATGGAGCTATCGGGATACTATGGTGACGAAACAGGGCTGATGGTTACATACTGCGGCTGGAGAGCTAAGAAACAAAGCTACCTCAAGCTATTTGACATTGACCAGATTGCCGAGACTCTACCAGAGCTAGCAGAGATCTGGATGGACGAAGACCGAGTTGATGAAGCCATGGAGCTTTTTAACAGCGTAGAAGGTTGGGAACTTAACGAAGCGCGAGTCAAGAAGGCTCTAAGGCAACTGCGTAAGTCTGGTGTAGCCGAGATACCTGTTACAGTGAAAGAAAACTCGGAAGCAGACGTTCGGACGCTTATGCCAGATGCGGACGTTATCTTACCTGCTTATACGGTAAATTACCAAGACGCGCCACGGATGCACATTCGTATGCTTATGTCAGCGCAAGAGATATTGAATCGTGTTAGCTCTGAGGGCTGGGACGAAGAATGGGCTAACTACGTCATTGAAAACCATCGTGGTATTGATCAAAGCAAGTTTTACAATCCCAACAGTGTCCAGAGCTACCGCCGCATTGGTCGTGTCGCTCGCATTACTAACGAGCGCGCTAGAGATACGATTGAGGTTGCTCTAACATTTGAACGTCTTATCGACGACGCCGACAACGCAGAGGGCATCTACCTTACTGTGTGGTGTCCCGAGATGACAGAACAAGACGGAACACCCAATGTAGCCAAGCGTGTGCTATTGAGTGGTCGTAAGAACTACCCTGTCGTCATTACTAAGACCTCACTAGGTAAGACACTATACGATGGTATCACACTTCCAGAGCTACTACGTGCGCCACAGAAGAACCAAAAGACCCTACGTGACAGTTATATGGATGAGTCTGGTTGGAGCATTAGTCCAACTATCTGGGCACCAGCAGGTGTAGATGCTTCTGGTATGGGGCCTGGTGCCGTGATTAGTGGGCCTACAGGACGTAAGCCTGAGTATATTGATAGACCATCTAACTTTGCTCCTAACCTAAACTTAGAGCAGTTACTTGTGGATGAGGCTAATCAGATTGCAGGGCAAGACCCCGACGACCCTCTAAGCGTCCAGCTGCAGCAGCACAACATTGGCCAATACTTATCACACGTTCAGAACGTGCTGAAGATGACCTACGAGACATGGAAGCTCGATGGCCCAGAGGAACTATTCCTGCGTGTCACGGGTAATCCAGAGCCAGTTCAGTTCACCAAGAAGGAGGACGAGGGCGAAATGGACATTACCGTAAGCTTCAACTCTACCTACGATGATCCAGAGAAAGTTGAGAAGATGTTGGCAGGTCTATATCAGATCCTACAAAACGACCAAGGTGGTCGTGTAAACTCTGAGGCTATCACGGACATGGCACTATCCGCCCTTGATCCTACACTAGCCGACTCAGTTCTTATGCCAGCAGAGCAGGGTTCTGCCAAGATTATCAATGAGACTACCAACGACATTGCTAAGATGGCTGCTGGCATCCCCGTTGGCGCACCACAGAACGCAAGTCAAGCTAGACTACAGATTGTCCAAGACTACAAGCAGTCACAGACTGGTGCTATGGAGTTACAGTCTAAGCCACAATTCCAATTCCTAATTGCCGAGTATGAAAAACAGCTGACCTTCCAACTACAGCAACTACAGAACGCTGAAATCGGCAAGGTTGGAGCGCAACCCGCCCAGATGGGTGGCACAGTAACACAAGGCATGAATGAGTAAGGAACCTAAGAAGACAATAGCGGACGTAATTAAACTACTTCGGGACAACCCGGAGTATGGTCGTGCGTTCTACGAATACTTTGAAGATAAGCGAGACGAGTTGATCTCTGCGCAGTTTACTAGAACTGATCCAGGCTTCGATAAAAAATGTCACATCTCTGCACAGTTTATTCAAAATCAAATACTTGACGAGTTTCAACTCAAAAGTTTGAGCCGTAGGGATTAGGATTTATCACGAGCGCAAGGTAGTGTGCTATACTACGATTACGACCCCCACCTTGGTCGGTTAATCATTAGGTAGATATATGACACAAATAGCAGAAACGGATAACCTTGAGTCCGAACAAGATCAAGAGACGCTAAAGCCCCTTACAATCGAAGAAGCGCGAGCTAATCGAGAGAAGGCTAAAGCAGGTGAAGCAACAGAGCCAGAAGCCCCAGAAGCCGAGGACGAGTCAGAAGAAGTGGTCGAAGAGACTGCAGAAGACAATCCAAAAGTAGAAGAGGCCGAAGACGAAGAAGAGTCACCAGACAATGTTCTTTCTAAGTTGGAAGATGAGTTTGACCTAGACGACCTAAGCGAAGAGCAGATGGAAGCCTTAACCGAAAAGTTGGAGATTGGTAGCCGTAAGGCATTTGCCAAGCAACGGCTGGAAATTAAGGAACTAAAAGCTCAAGTGGATGCCGAACGGTTAGAAAAAGAGGAAGCTTTAAAACTTCGTCAACTAACCCCAAGCGTCGAGGAACTAGATACTAGCATACAGCAAGCCGAGACGAACGCAGAGTATTGGAACGATCAGTTGATTCTGAACCAAGACACTGAGTATGACGAAGCTTCTGGTAAAGACATTAAAGGAGTCAGAGACGAGAGCGGTAAGTTCTACCCTGCACAAGAAGTATTAAACTTCGTGAAAGCAGAGCGTAAGAAAGTTACTGACCTGCGTCAAAAGCGATCAGAAGCAGAGAAGGAGTCGGCAAGTGCCGGTGATGTCGACGCTAAGATTGACACCTTTAAGGCAGAGCTAGGAATCGAAGGAGAGGCTGAAGAACGCTACGATGCGTTAATCAAGTCTCCGAAGTTTAAGTTGGTCAAGTCGCTCATTCCCGAATACGGAGTGGAACTAGCAGAGTTGTTGGCACAAGCAAGTCTATACGATGGTAAGAGTAAGAAGAAGAAGGTCATACTCAAACGTAAGGCTCCTAAGTCAACACCAAATGCAGTTCCATCTTCTCCCAATGGGCGCGGCAATGCCAAGAGCGGCAGAGCCAGTGAACTAAGTAAGATAGTCAGCGGAGGTGGTTATACACCCCAAGAAAAGCTAAATGCTATGCGTGAACTAAGAACCCTTAATAACCGATAACTAACAATTCAAAGAAAGATATAAATTATGGCATATACAGATACAAATGTAACTGGTAATCGCGAAGACCTCAAGCAACTTGCTACCGTCATCGCTGCAACTCAAGCTCCCGTTTGTGGATTGCTTCCTACCCGTCAAGTCAACAACAAGCGTCCCGTCGTATTGATGGACTCCCTTGCAAGCCCCGTGGCTACTGGTCACATCGAAGGCACTGCAACTGACACTGGCGTTGACAAGTTCGCCGCTGTCGGTGAATACACAGGTCAAGCGCAACGTCTCGTTCGTGAGTGGCAAGTAACTAAAGAACAAGAAGCCCACAACTCTGCTGTTGTTGCTGACAAAGCTGGTGCTTCCGAGAAGGCCCTTAAAGAGCTTATGCGCGACAAAGAAACAGTTGTTTGTGGTGACCAAGGCAAGACTGCCGACGTTCCTGGCACAACTGCTGGTGTGACTGCTGGTCTTGGTGACATCACCAATGCTTCTAACACCGACTTTGCCGCTGCTTACCGCACACCTGCCGCTTCTATCTACAGCGGCACTAAAGCTGACTTCGACGATGCTGCTTTCAATGCAGTTCTCGCTTCGATGTTCGGTCAAGGTGGTGAGTTCCTCGACTTGCACTTGGTTGCTGGCACAGGACTACGCTCTCACATGGTTGTGAAGTTCACACGCACAGCTGGTGCAGCTAGCCAAATCGACTACAACATGAATGGCACTGCTGTCATTCCTTACACTGTTGAAATGTATGACTCCGACTTCGGAACGGTCAAGATCATCAACGGTAATCCTGCATGTATGCCTTCGGTTGACCGTGGCTACGTAATCGATCCTCGCTATCTTGAGTGGGGCGAACTGTATGGTGAAGGCTCCGAGGAGTATGAAGGTCGTGGCGTAGGCTCCAAGGGTGCCTGCGACCTATACGGAACTACTCTCTCTCAAGGCCCCAATGGTCTTGGTAAGGTTGAGTTCTCTGACGAAGCCTAATCGCCCAAATTAGCAACTATCTGCGAGGGCGGTGTTAAGTAGCACTGACTTGACATCGCCCTCTTTTTAGTCTAATAACCAAATAATGGCAATTAAGAAAAAACCCCTAACCCCAAAGGAAAAGCTCGACGCTCTTCCTCCAATGGAAAAGCTCGCTCTCATCCGAGGCATACAGGCCAATGACGAGCGCACATTACAATATTATTACCGCAACTTCGTAGACCCCACAACTCTCCGCAAGGGTAAGTCTATGGATCAATTCCACTATATGCTGGCGCGCAAGGAGTGCGAAGCAGTGGATGGTATGGGTGGTAATTCAGACTTTGATAAATACATTTTTGATAAATCCTTCCAACAAGCATCACTAGCATAATATGGCACAAGGCACACGCACATGGACTGAACTTATTGGATTGACCGCAGCACGCTGTGGTTGTGCTTTATCTGGTGATGACGCAACGCAGGTTGCATTCCTTCTTAACTCAGCGGCTCGGCAACTGTATCTTGAGAATCCCTGGTGGGAACGGTTTCTAGTATTAGAGCCAAGGACAGTAGAGCGTGGTTATGTAAGCTATTCAGAAGACAGCTTTAATGTGTATGGTGCTGGAACAAATGAGGTTAATGGTCTCTATGTTCGCAACGGAGATGCGTATGAATCCAAGAATAATTACCAAATTGTAAAATTATTAGGCATTACCGTTTCTGGTGCGGGAAGCACAGCTGCTAATAGTGATCAATACGTTCAAGTGGGCACGACAAACGGAAAACCATACTACGGATGGGACGTTGGTGACGACGTGTATTACATACGGTGGATTAGCTCTGGCACTCCGCGATGGCAAATTACATCGGCCTCTCTTGGGGAATTGTATTACTCGACAGATGATGTTGCGACTCCCAACTTGGTTACTACGTGGCTTCAATCTGCAGCAGGATGGGGAGATCTGCCTGTGCCATCTGTTTCTGTAAACAGTGAAGAGTGGAAAATAGTAGATCAAAACGATTCAGTCATATATAATGTAGCAAGCACTTCAAGCACTCCGCCAGAAACTGGTTGGACTTCAGATAACGGCGAAGACCCAGCACCAAGAGTGCAAGCCCTATCAGAGATAGGGGAATACATTGGACATTGGAATGGTAAAAAGTGGTCTGGCGCTAACCCAGCAATGGGAACGGCCTACCCCGATCAGAATGGCATACGTGTAACCGACTCAAGTCAAGACATTGTGTATATGGCATTCAAGAAGTCTTTTAACACTATATACGGAGACGGCACAGGTGGCACAGCAGCAGATGTTCCTGCCGAGTGGTTTGAGTTTATGGCGTATAGCGCAGCACGTAGCTTCATTCAGTCCCAACGGCAGAGTGACAGTTACCAACCAATTGCCATTAGCGAGGTTGAGCGCGTAAGGGAGCAAGCGTTGCTCAAAATTAACAGACAGAGAATTTACGAGACGATAGCACAACGCTTTCGGACTTATTACAATCAAGACGTAAGCATACACTAAGATGGGTTTTGGACGATTACGATTCCGCAGAAGTTTTGGACAGGTTAAATCACAGTTTCGTGGTGCGCGTCCTAAGTTCTATCCATTGTTCACCGGCTTACTTGATACCTATACTGGTGCCGCCGCTGCTTACAGCCTGCGCCGACTGTCGAAGAGTGTTTCTTCTGTTGTTCGTGTAAGACGATCAAGCGACAATGCGGAGAGGGATTTTACCGAGGATGGGGTTTCTGATGGGACTCTAGTTGCTTGGGTAGGTGCTGGTAACGACGGCTTCGTGCCCACTTGGTATAACCAGTCAGGAAACGGCAGTGATGCTGTTCAGCAGGTGTCTGGAAGTCAGCCTAAGATTGTTGATGCTGGTGTGCTTGTTAGTGGTGGGTTGGACTTTGATGGGGTTGATGACTTTCTCGAAAAAACTATCACATTAACGCATCCAACAACTATGTTCTCCGCATATAAAGCTTTATCCAACTCTAGCTTTGTAACTGGTAGTGCTTCGTCCTCCCTTAATTTTGGTCAAAGGTTTAATGGCCAATACGCTATGTTTGCTGGCACTTCGATGGGAGCTGGCACGCATCCTTCGACCGAAGTTTTAGCTTCTTGTTTATTTAACACCACTTCATCAACAGGACACTGGAATGGTGTAGAGGTTTTAAGTGGTGATGTGGGAACTAGAACTGACTTTGATTATATTGGTAAAAATTTAAGTAATTATTTCGACGGACCCATCCAAGAACTAATTATCTACCCCTCTGACCAGTCAGCCAACCGTGTTGCCATCGAAACCAACATTAACAATCAATACGACATCTACTAATGCCCTATCTAATCTACCCAAATGAACAAGACGCTATCGACCGTGCAGACGAAGAGGGCAGAGACATTGGCTTTGCTTACTGGACTGAAGGCAAAGGCACACGCTGGTTGACTAAGCCAGTTCCTACTGCTGACGGCGGTTGGGCATTGGATGTTTCGGAGTATGACCTAGACGAGATAGAAGAAGCTAGCGTAGTGGACACGTATTTACCCGTCGAACAATCAGAGGAAATCTAGACCCAAAGTAATTATGTATAGCAAAAACAAAAGAAAGTGCCTTAAGGGTAAGTCTAAAGGTAAGCGACCAATCAAGAGCAAAAGCAAATACTAATCAAAATTATGCCAGCTAAAAAGAAGACAGCACAACAAAAGTATGGAGATGGAACAACTTACCGTAGTAAGGGTAAGACCATCAAACGTATTAGTAGCCCCGGCACAAAGCGTGGTAATGCTTATTGCGCGAGAACCGTAAGTCAAAAGCGCACACCCAAGGTAAAGGTTCGCCGCAAGGCTTGGGGTTGCAGTGGTCAACGATCAATTAAGAAGTAAAGGCATGGAAGACATCATCTACAAATCAACAATAGGAACGGGAGGATTTATTGCCACCATTGAACTAGCACCAGTAAATGAAGTATTAGGATTTGTAGTAGGTCTTGCTACTTTTGCTTATATGACGGCATCCGCCATTAAAGTAATCAAAGAACTAAAGGACAAATAATATGACACCAGAACTAATAGCAATGCTTGGAGGAAGCGTAAGTGGTTTCGTAATGAAACTGGTTGGCGCACAGATGGAACATCAGGCTCGACAATTTGAACGTATGATTAGTAATCAACAGGGGGCAGATGCGTCGGCTGATGCAGCATCTAAACGTGCGGGTGGTGTATTAGTTCGTAGGTTCTTAGTAGCATCCACCGTCTTTGCCATTATAATAGCCCCATTTGTCTTTGCATGGACGGACATAGGGGTAAGTGTAGCCAGAGAAACAGCGGGCTTTCTAGGGCTATTCAAGAGCGTTAAATGGGACACTATTGAAGGCTTCGTAATCTTACCAGAAATTAGGCAAACTGCTTTAGCTATCGTAGGCTTTTACTTTGGTTCTTCTCAGATCAAATAACACTATGTCAAAATGTCCGTTCGGAGAAGCTTTACAAAAAACGAAAGGGACAAGGGCAAGGAATACAATACTGTCGGCCATCAAAGCATGTGAGCAAAAAGACACCTGCCACTGCAAGCGAAATTTTATCCAATCAAAAAAAATCACGAAGAGTAAAAGCCATTAAGCGCAAGCGATAACATAGGCATTACATATGGCAACCATTACCAGCACATCGACACGAATTACCGTAAGCGGAACCTATAAGGCGTTTACGGGTGCGTCTGGCAATACGTCAACTGTCATTCAATTTTCGTCTGGGAATGCTCCTGCGACTGGCGATGCGGGTCGTTTTTTGCTTTGGCAAAACGGAGCAAACACAGGAGACTGGGAAATAAGATACATTGAGAGTGCTACGGCGTCAACTGTAACGGTTGCGGATGGCGGTTTTAGTTCTGCTCCGAGTGCGGGCGAAGACTTTGTAATCTCTACCAATCTCGATGACATTGACGGAGCAACTGCCGACAGTGTTATGAGGTCGCAGGGCGATTCGTATCAGATAATTGACCGAGACTTTGAGCTGACTTCTGGAGCATTTCTGGCAGACACAAACAAGTCTCTAGTTACTAAGGCAACAAGCGGCGGTAACTTTGCAGGCACTTACCCTTTGGCCGATAATTGTGCGTTGCAGTTTGGGCGATTGATTGGCGGCGAGGCTAACGACAGCACCGAGACAATTGGCGGGTGTCAAATCGGCTTTGAGGTGATAAGCAATAACTCGTTGCTATTTACCACGTCGAACGCTTACAGCTCGACAGGGCCAGTCATAAATTTTTATGGGTGCCTGCTAGAATCAAAGGCAACAGGCGGAGCGTTATTTATCCGAGCGCCTGGACCGATGCGAATAATCGGCTGCGTAGCTGATGGGCCTATGGGTGGCAGGCTTTACTCTAGCGCATCAGAGCTTGTTGACACGCGGTTTAGCGGCAATGAGTCAGGCGGTATTGCTTGGTCGCTTGGTAGTTCTTTTACCCGACCAATTTCCAATGCTTTTTTCTTTCAAGGAAACACTGCGATTAAATCCTTTGGAGACTTTTCGGGCACATTTAACAATACGACATTTGCAGACTCGATTACAAATATCATCAATTCTGACAACGCTTCGTCTAACTTACTATTCTCGTTCATTGACTGCACGACGTTTGAAGATAGCGACATAACGGCAGACAATGGACAATATGAACAGCTAAAGTCAATCAACTACACGATTGCGGACAGTAGCGGCACAGGCATTACTGGCGCAAAGGTTGCGGTGTTTGACAACGTGGGAGACGAGCAAGGGGGCGGCGTCCAAACAAGTTCGAGCGGTGCTGTGCCACAGATTAACGCTCGGTTTTTCCGTAAAGACCATGGTGCAGCAGCCGTCAACAAAGCGCCTTTTGATATTCGTATTCGCAAATATGGATATGTCTATTTGGGATTTCAAAGCGCTGTTTCAGAGCCAATCAAACAAGAGGTGCGCCTCACGGACAACACCCGTATTGTGTTGAGTAAGGCTGATGCGGCTGCATTGACGGGGATTGACATTAATTTTAGCACAACAACTTTAACCGTTACTTCCAATCATGGGTTCCAAAACCTTTATGATTACTACCAGCGGCAACTTGAATATAACGCAAAACTAGAGTTTGTCGAAGAATGGGTGCGCGCTGGCGATGCGTTTAATTTAGCAGCATGGGACGTTGTCATCGACGGATGCACATACACGGGCGACATGACAACAACGGGCACTATTACGCTATCAAATGGGGCGATATTTTTAGGCGACCGAACAGATAGCAATGGCACAGTTCTTGCTCCTAGGAATGTATCAATAACCAGCTTGGTTGCTGGCTCTAGAGTTCGTATTTACAACAGCACCACTGCGACGGAAGTTTACAACGATACAGTAGCGGGGACGAGTTACGCGGCATCTTATACAGAGGGGGTGGGCTACTCAGCAGGCGACACGCTAGAGGTTAGAGTGTCAGAGATTACGCAACTGGAATTTACGGCGCAAGTATCAGTTACATCATCTGGCTGGTCTTTGCTTGCCGGACAAGAGACCAATGCGACATACGCATCGCACGGAGTTGACGGCTCGACGGTAACTGGCATTTCATGGGATAATGGAAACATGGAGTTTGATTTCAACGATTCGGACAATCAGGTGGTTGGCGGAAACATCGCGGCGTGGTATTTTTACTTTATCACGACATCGACAGGCATATCTGAAGCATTTGGCGCGTTGTCTTGGCCGCAGGTAAATCGGGTTAGCAATCGAGCGTCGGTAAGGGCAATTACGTTTGACAACACCAAGTCGGATCCTTTAATCATTAAGGATTGCTGGATTGACCGCGACGACGGCACATCAATTATTTCTGCAACATCTAATTCTATCCAGATTGATCCACCAGCTGTATTCGTGGCGGAGACAGGCACTAGCGGACTGACATCCTCTGAGAGTGCTAAGTTATTCGGGCTACCCGACGAGGATACAATCATACAAGCGCAAAAGGACGCAATTTACTAATGAAGTTTCAAGAGCTAATACTGTCTTTGTCTAAGTTTCCTACTGGTCGCAGTTTCCAAGACCACATGAACAGTATTACAACTGGGTGTGACGGATCAACTACTTATTTATCAATGGATTCAAGTGAATTATTAAGCGCGTCCATTGATTCCCCTACGAGCCTTGATATGAACATTTCTTTAGATGCCGATGTAGAGAATGATTTGCAATCAAGGAACAACACTAACTTATCATTACAATGAGCAAGCCTAACAAATACACTGGAGACGACTGGGATTTCTCGGTTACACTAAAGCAAAATGGAGCCGCATTAGACGTATCGGGAGCCACTAGCATCAAGGTGCAAGTTGTGTCCAGCAACTCATACACGCCCGTAATTCTAATTTCAGCCATTGACGCAAGCTCCGGTAATAGTGGAGCTGACTGGGCCAATGGCATTGTTACTTTTTCTTTTGATGCCAGTGATACCGGTTCTATCTCATCCTCTTCTGGATGGCTTGAAATTCAAAAAGAAGAGGGAGGTCGTAAGACTACTTGGCCTCGTTCTGCATTTAATATATTGAAAGGAACCATTGAATAAGTTGACTGTTTGCTAAAAACACTTCTATCTTAATATATAAATAATGTCATACAAACCTACACACGCTAACGGAACCTTTACTAAATTTGGTGCTCCCGAAATTGAGAAGCTATACAATGACAGGTATAGAATTGTTGTGCGTTGCAACGTAAAGGGTGTAGACAGTAAATGGCACTACTCGAACGTAGATAACTTTTGGAAAGACTTTGGCTCTTTATATGAATCCCCACTGCATGCTGATGGTTTAGCTGTAGGTTGGGAGCCAGCAGCGGGTGAGACGTATCCTAATATGCGTTTGGTTAAAGTTTCACAGAACTACCCAAGGACGCCAAATGATGGTGCGCCAGTTTTAGAGTTTATCTACGAGACTTTGACGGGTTCGTATGTGCAGGATGCTGACGATAAAGTAGACCACGAACTTAATGGTTTACGCCGTGTCACACGCACCGTCATAGCCACAGAGGACTCAAGCTACGCTAAGTTGGTAGGAACGGCCACAATTAATCATACAGGGCGTGGCTATGGTTATGAGACCCTAACCCTAGCTAGTGAAGAAGAAGTGCCTAAGAGGCAGAATGAGGGTGGATTTACGCGCATACAAGAAACTTGGGTGGCAAGCGGAATACTCAACTTGTCCACCCCATTGGTTGGAGGGCAGCAGCGTGTAGAAGTTTCGGCCATTAACCTTACAAGTGCAGAGGTTGGCACCTTGCTGTTTGAGGTAACTGCTAACCACGAGTTAATTAACGAATCTGTATCTGACTACGAAGGCATTAAGACATCTCAATACACCTTTGAGGTTGATGACTTTGAGATTAGAAGCCAAACTGAAAATGGGTTAAAAACTCTCGAACGCACACAGCTAGGCGCAGGTGCATTTTCCGATGGAGCTATAGGCACAGATACCTATAGCGACCTTACACTTACTCGTGAGCAGATCGACAATAGCAATACCATCAAGAAGCGCGTAAGCCGTTACTCCGATGTGGGCGTTCTAGCTGTTCAACCCGTAGAAGATGGAGCGTTCTCCCTGGCACCCTCCTATATTTATACTACAGTTGGATTGCCCGCTAGCTTAATAAACTCTTCTGAGATATTTCGCCCTGATGGTGTAACTGAGCTTGGCAGTGACGTTACATGGTTTGAGCCTACTGTCCAGAACGTCGAGGGGTTTCCTACTTACACACAGTATGCAATTTGCATTGACCTCGATGGGGAAGACGAAATTAAAGTCCACTCCCAGTATCAAAAAGTGCAGATTACTGAACCAGGCGTAATGAGTTGCAACTATTTTTACGAGAACGACTCCAACACGGGAGCGGCAGGTGTTTACCCTCAAGCCACGCAAATGCCACGCACTTACAGAAAGAACGCGCTAGTAGAAGTCTTTCTCACTACAGACAACACTTTATCTAGTCCTGCCGATGATGAGGTTGCCTACACGGAAGAGGGAGTAGATTGGTGCAACATTAGCTTTAGAGATTACTACTATAGCAATGAAGCAAAGTCTTCTTCAAGTAGCGCAAGTTGGAGATCTTTCCCAAACTACCTCAATAGTGCTGGGACTACGGCAAATGCCGGAGCGGAGGTTGTAGGTAAATACGCTGCTATTGCTAACAGCTATGGCGATGGAGACACTACCTATGTAACAACTGGAATTCATAAAGTAAAACTTGAAGAATATCTCAAAGCTCCAAAAAACACGACTCCCTTTTACACTCAGTATTACCTAAAAACAATTGTTTCCTTTCCCGCATAATGAACAAAATTCAGACAGGCAAAATCATCACGGGCAAGCCTTCAACCATGTCTGCGAGAGAAGCCGCCGGCGGACTTAATCTTGCTGGCAACAATACTATTGCGGGTCGCAACAAAGCTGCGCTAGAAATTCCCCCTCCAGTGCGTGGTCAAGAGCCAATTGAGTTGGTCTCTACACGGAACAACGCGAGTGGGGCGGCAGGCGACAGTCTCAGTGGAATTGAAATCATCTGGGCTGACCAAGAGGAAACATTTATTTCCGCCAGTGATATATTAGAAAACTATGATTCAGACAATGACGACTACTGGTCTGTCGTTTTTGCAGTGTCAAACAATGCGTTTACCCAGGCAACTCCGACTTACGACTCGACGCAAGACTTGTGGGACGACACGGGAACCGATCAGACGGTCTATCGCTTGCGCGTAAAAACACTAGATGGAGATAACGATCCTACGTCTATTTCAATGTATGGTCAGTATCGTGAATCAATCCTATGCGTAAATGGAGATCCAGTGACGGTTCTGGTTAAAATAAGCTAATGCCAGAAGCCGATAAATTTATGTCAGACGGAGTGGGCAACGGATTTTCGTTTTGCCTGACTAAGGTTGACGTGTCTGGATTTGACTACTGGACTTCACTCGGCGGGTGGAGTAAGGTTAATGAGCCATCTAGCGATGCACTCAAGGCGCAGAGCATAGCAGACTCGTTTCAAAATGCAATGAAGCTGTATTTTAACTACAACGGGCATTCAATTGATGTCGATCTTGGCGGCATCCGAACACTTACCCTTGATATTGATCAATATGTTTGGGATGGAGGCAGTGTGACCGTACCATTTGAGCCAAAGGATCGGGCTTGCAGAAGTGGTGGATGGAATGCTTTTATCGAAACCTATCTTGATGGCGACGGCGATTCTGCGGATACCGAGGTAGGCATACTTCCACGGAAAATGTATAACGGTTCCACTGACAATGAGGATAACTTCGTTGGCTATGGCGTTGTTAATGGAGGAGGCAGTGCGATTAAGGCTACAAACATAAACGGTGCATTTAGGTTTTTCTTTTCATCTTATGTAGATAATGAAGAGCCAACAGCGTCGTGGACGTTTGAATATAGCGAAGCCATCGAAGAAGGCATGTGGTTCGTTGCTTCGGCAGAAGCAAACAGTGGCTCAACGTCCATCGACGAATTAGAGGCAACATTTTCAGGCACGACCATCACCTTCAAGGACTTCGACTTCTACACCTACTAACCAGCCTAATCTTGACTTAACCTAATAATTGCCCTATACACACAGACGCAAAAGAAAAAGAAACAACAAAAAGAAAAAGGAGCGAAGCGAGTTTTTCCTTCCCTTCTACTAATCAATTATAACGACCACCCCAATTTACTGTCAAGCCTTAAATTTCATATACAACACAGACAAGAAAGACACACAACACTATGACTGACGCAGAATTACTAGAAGAAGAACGTAAGAAGAAAGAAGCCAAGGCTATGGGAGGGGTTCAACCTCAAGCCCCAGTGATGGACATGTCGCAGGAAAACCCAGACTTTGGAGCCATGCTTCGTAGTTCAGGCGTTCCAGACTCCAACGTGGTTGCTCAAGTTCCTGGCATTGAGAATGTCAGAAACCCTGGTGCGTTTGATCCAGTTGGCTCTCCCAGCGTTGATGAAATTCCCCCCATGAATGCTCCAGCACGTGGCGTAACTCGCAGGGACGTGTCAGCCCCCGACCAAGTTGTTCCCGCGGGTCGTTTTGGTGGTCAGTCAGACGCAAGACTGTCGGACGTTGGTTTAAGTCCAGTTCAAGGTCGTGGTCGAATCACACCATCATCTGAAGCAACACAAGCCGCCACAGGAGCCTCGGCATCCCAAGCAACCCCAAGTGTCACCCCAACAATCGAAACCCCCTCAGGGGACGCACAGGGGCAAGTAGGGGCAGTTCAAAGTCCTTTCCTTCAGTCCCCAAATACACCTTCTGGTTTGGGTGGCCCTTTACTTCGTGGATTTGAAATGATTAATGACGCATCACGACCACCTAGTGCCCCTATGGGTCAAGAAGCGACACGTGCCGCTCTTGGTGGTAGGACGCTCAATGAATACTTAACTGCTCCAGCTGGAACTGAGGGTGTATCTGGGCTACGCACAGACCCACAGGGTCGTATGATTCCTTCTGGATTTGAAACAAGGGCAGATGCGTTCCCAGACTATGAGGATCAAGCTGCCGCACGTGAGGCTAGACTTGCCGATCGACCAGACTTTGGTGAAGCAGTGAGCGACCGTGATCGCAGAGCCGCTAGGGGTGAAGGCATTAGTATGGCAGATAGAACTGCTATGGCTAAGGCAAGTGCTCGTGGTGCTAGCCCTAGTGAGATTGCTCGTGGCAACAAGATTGCAGATGAACTTGGAGTTGACTTGGAAACAGGTCAGCCATTGCAACCCGCTGGTGGTCTGACGTTTGAGCAAAAGTTGGCGCAAGATAAGTTTGAATTTGATGTGAATAAATTTACATACGAACAGGCTAAAGAAGATGCTGACGAGGCAACAGCAAATGCTCAGTCTGCAACGGCTGCAAAGTTTGCGGTTCGCGATCAACTACGACAAGGCGCAAATGTAATGGATAAGGCTCAAAGAGCTGGAAAAAACATTGGTTTTTCAACAACTGGTGCTACCGGTGCATTACTCGGCCTCCTCCCTGGAACCGCAGCTTATGACCAAAAAGCTACGATAGAAACATTGGAGGCAGATGCTGCTTTTTCTGCTCTACAACGTATGCGAGATGCTTCTAAGACTGGTGGTGCTTTAGGTAATGTTTCTGAACGAGAGTTGGACTTACTAAAGGCAACTGCTGGTAGTCTACGAGTAGGTCAAAGTAAAGAGCAATTTAGGGAAAACCTTGGTCAATACGTAGAACGATACAACGAAGCTATGCTGAATGTGTATGACGCTTTTGTAGCAGACTACGGCGAAAAAGATGCCAACGAAGCCTTTAAGGTTAAGGGCAGACAAGACTTAATCCCCCAACAAGGCGACAATCAATCTGCAGGTGGAGGCACAACTACCGAAACCGCTAGTGGTCAATTCACCGTAACAGTATTATAATTATGGCTAACTTTGAATTACAAGACAACGAGACGGGAATGAAGATTCGCGTTTCTGGTGAAAATGCACCACAAGAAGAAGACATCCCGCAGTTGTTTGCAGCTGCGCGCAAAAATGCATCAATGCAATTGTCGGAAGGTTCATTTAAGACCAACGCCGATTTTAGCAAAGTAGACAAGGTGGAGCAACGCAAGCGAGTTCAGAAGTTAGCAAGTGCAGCCCTTGGAACATCCAGTGAAGACGTTGACGTAGATTCGGGAATGGGCTTATGGGAACGCACAAAGCTTGATTTGTTGCGAGACGAAAACTCAAAAATGGAATATCTTGAGAAGAAGTTTGGTTCCGAAAACGTCAACTCTTTAAACATTGGCGGAACTAACAAAATGTTCTATCGTGACCCCAAGACCAAAAAGATGACCATGGTGGATGAAATGGGCGCAAGTCTTGCTGATTTTACTGCTGATATTGCTGGTGAAGCTGTAACTACAGCGGGTGCTGTTGGTGGTGCTCTCGTAGGTTCTGCACTAGGTCCTGGTGGAACAGTTGCGGGCGCAACGGCTGGTGCTGCATTAGGTGGCTTTCTAACTGGTGTAACTCAAGACGTAGCCTCAGAAGTTGCCACGGGTCAAGAAGTAGATATTGGTGACATTACCAAACGTCGAGGAGTAGAAACGGCTATTGGCGTTCCAATAGACCTTGCTACCGCTGGTGTTGGTCGTATTTTTTCTAGAGGTTTAGCGGGCAAAGGAGCCAACAAATTGATTGGCGAATTTGACGAAGCTGCCTCTAGGGTTGATAAGCTGTTGGAAGTAGAAGGAGCGCGTTTGCCAGAAGTAGAGGCATTAAGGACGGGTTTAGGTTCCAAGCAAGCTAGTGAAATTGCCGCCGCTCGCCCAACGTCCAAGTTGGCAAAAGAACTTCAATCCGTTAGAGACCGGGTTGGAACTTTAAGACAATCACTGGAAGGTCGTGGTCGTATGGGTGTATCAACTGATGAGTTTAATCGAATATCAGAAGGTATAGCCAACAATTACAAGCGTCTGGTAAACGAGGTTGAGTTGACCAATAAGGGTTTAGCCAACGAGCTAAGGGGTCAAGCATCTCGTAAGATGCAAAAGTTAGTTGCTCCCAAGGTCTCAGAAGATAATTTAGGCTCTAGAGTCAGAAAATACCTCGCGCCAGGAGTTAAACAAATTGAAGAGACTAATACTGCTAATTGGAACCGTTTACGTGACGTTGGCGCAACTACGCAAGTTCCAATCCAATCTATTACACGATCCATTCAAGAGGCCAAAGACCACTTCATTAGGCTAAAAGACCCAAAAAGCACAAGCATAGTGAAAGAGTTAGAAACTCGCATGAAAGGTAGCGAGGGACAACCAACTGGATTGCTTGACCAATACGGTCAGGATATAATGACTGCGGGTAAATCTGGAGAAAAGTCAGTGTCTTTCAATGAGTTGAAGGAGATCATTGATGAATTAAATGATGTCGTCTCCAGCAGTAAGGTTGCTGGCTTTTCAGAGAAAGAAAAGGTTGCGTCTAGGGTGCTTGATAACCTCTCGGGTAAAAACGGTTTGCGCTCTAGAATTGCAGGTCAAAATCCAGAACTGGACGAGGCTCTCACTACTACCCTTGACTACTACAAAAACAATCTTCTAGCTACCCGCAGAAGCGCAGTTGGAAGAGCGTTACGTGAGCAGTTAGCTGACCCAGCAATTACCGACTCGCAGGTTGCAAAACTTGCAATTCAAGACCCAGCATACATTAGGCAGTCTCTGGATATTGCCAAGCAGTCTGGTGGTGGTGAAGCTAAGGCATTGAAGAACAGTTTGCGCGAACTATACCTTAACCGCATTGGTTTGTCAGAGGGAATGGACGTAAAGAACCTAAACCTTTCGTTCAATGATGACATTGTCCGCGAGCTTTGGGGTGAGCGTCAATTGAGAGAGTTGAAAAACTTACAGAATCGCGTCAACCAAATGAAGGATGTTGACATTGTAAATATCGACCGTCAAGACGTGAACCAATACTTGAATGCGTTAAGCAATGATGAGCGAAGTCGCATTATGCGATCAATTAAGCAAAGGAATAAGAAGAGCCTTCAGCTTGACCGACTTGAAATATCTTCTTTGAACAAATTATTGGCTCCAGTGCGGGGCAAGAGAACTGGAGTATTCGGAGACTCACCAATGACCGGGATGGAGCTGTCTCAGTTTGCGGAAAAGTTTGTCAAAGCCAGCCCAGACCAAGTCAAAAGAACTATCAAACTTCTGGAAGACCAAGGTGACAAATTGGGGATGCAAGCGTTCCGTCAAAGCTACATAGGCAAGCTTTTTGACAGTTTTGGGGGTGGTGCGCAAGTCGATAGATTTGGAAACCCACTATGGAACCCAGAGTCATTTGCGAAACAAATGCAGAACGGCAAGCGTGAATATATAAATGCCAAAGCAATACTTGGACAGGATGGGGTGGATGACCTATTGGTTGCAAATAAGGTGTTGCAGGAGGCCGCGGAGACCACTGGTTTGAACGTCCAGGACATCTTCCAACCTCGCTACTCACTAACATCTGGTGGTTTACAACTTTACGGTGTAGGCAACTTGATCGGAGGGTTGCGCGGCAGGGCAATGGCCTGGGCATATAGCAACAAGATGGGGGCAAAGCTGATGAAGCTATTGACTAATCCCGGGACGGACGCAGAGACTGAGGCTATGTTGCGTAAAATACTTCCAGCCCTTATGACTAGCTCTAAGGGTTTGCAGGCCATAGCCATCCAAAGCGAGATTGACCCAGAGTTCGCCGACCAGATTGCGCCGCTGTTTTCCGCTCTTGAAGCCCCCTAGAAGGGCTTACTACCCCACACCCTACTCCTACCCCTCGTAACAAAAGAAAAGCCCTTCAGCAGCGTCTGAGGGGCTTTCTATGTAGTAAAAACTGAGGTTAATTACTAGGGTGCTGGTGGCTCTAAGGCTATAAATAACAAAACAAATTATTCATAGTATTATAGGAACATTGGTTCGAAGAAGGCAACCTTGGAGCTGTATACAACGCCACACCCTACAATTGGTTTGGCAGCATACACTCGCCCGTAGTTCATAGAGGGGTGATCGTGTTCTACGCCACAACCTACCTGCATACCAAACACACAATCGTGTTGGTTTGCGTGATAGACTAGACCAGCTTGGGCGTGCAGGTGCCCTTGGACTAAGGAATTAAACTCAGCCACAGCATTCTTATATGCCGCCTGCTGTCCGCCCTTCCCCTTGTCTCCGTGACGGTAGATGACATTATCAATTACTAGGTCGTGATAGCGAGGATGTATTGTCCACCCGTCCAACTGCCATAGAGATTTGAAGTCTTTCATTAGATGTTCTGGTATGCCAATGGTCTTGGCCTTACGAGAGGGAAGGTCGCTATGGTTACCCTTGAGGTAGTCTACCTTGGGAAAGGCTTTGTGGAGCTTCCTAACCTGCTTAAATGCTTCGGCAAACTCATCCTCTGCGCTTGGCATTGACGGATCTTTCTCGTGGTAGGATATTGAGTTCCAGTCTACCAAGTCTCCGATGTGGACAACCCGGTTGCAATTGTGTTTCTTCTCAATCTTCTTGAGGAACTTGATGTAGTCTGGGTGCATGGCAGGGCAGTGCGTGTCACCGATGATTAGAACTTTATTTTTCTGTGGCATATTGTGTATGGGTTTGTAGTTTACCGCGTTGATTTTGATGGGTTAAAAAGTAAGGGCAACATAGTATAGGAGCCTTGAGGCACTCTGGGACATGTCCCCGTTTCGCTATGCTGACCTAAAGTGTTCTTCTATACATTGCAACTATTGCATGCGTCATTGGCATATGCTCGCATATGTCTCAAAATGTCCGTCCATTTATCTTCTTGCATTCCTGTATCAGTAACTGCGTCGTATAGTGTTTCCAAAAATAAGTCTAACGTTTTAATGGCTTCTTCTGCGGTCAGCTCCGTGACTTCAACTTCTCGCATTTGGAACAATGTCAATTTTTCTTTTTGTAATTTTATGTTCATATAGTTGATTTTTATAATATTAGATTTAGATTGAAAAGCGAAGCGTTAAGTTTAATGTCGTATAAAATGAACAACTCCCTCTATTTTGCTAATTATATAGAGTTATACTCGCAATTGGGTATATATTAGTTGTAAAAATAAACGCCCCAGTGGTGATCAACCCACTGCTCCCCGTTGCTCCTCGCAAGGTCTTTCGGGTGAGTAACCGTCACCGATCGCGCTACGCACTTACGGGAGAGGATATAGGACAAGGCCTTCATTTGTTATTGATTTTTATTTGTTAGATATATCCAGTCAGACATTTGGCTTTGGATGTCGCTCTTTATAGATTTCATTGTTGCGTATTGAACACCAGCAGTAAAATCCTTCAAAACATCTTCTAGAGTATCGCCCTTCCACACATACTGCGGGAATGTATCAAACTCCGTAATGTCTGGATGCTTAAACTGCGCCTCATGTTCCTCAATTTGTTCGTAACCGAGCAACTTGAGGATTTTTTTATCCCGGGATGTTAATTTCTTTTTAGTCTTCATTATTTATTGGACGTTGGTTTTACTGACCGAGGAGGCATCACCACCCATTGATCTTTAGCTTGCATGACGAACTGCTCTAGGTGTGCTAGGTCTTCGTCATACAGGGGCTTATCTGAAACTACTGTTTTAAATCCAGCGAATCGCTTGAAGGCATCCGCGTGAAAAATAACAGAGAGAAGGCAGCGTTCTCCTTGCTCGTTGTCCATGTCTAGTGTGCAGGTGTATTTCATAGTTATGTTTTATTGGCCGAGCGTGGCGTTCCTCCCGTGTAGCCTTGACTGTCCGCAAAGTAAGTCTTGTTACCTTTAGTATCATACTCACACCTATACCAGAAGTCATCGCTTTCCTCGTAGTAAGTCACGTTACCGTCGGCATCATGATCCCACCTATACCAGAAGTCATTACTGTCCTTGTGGTAAGTCACGTTACCGTCGGCATCATGATCCCACCTATACCATGAGCCGTCTCTGCCCTCGTGGTAAGTCATGCAACCATTAGCATCTTTAAACTCGATAGGAAAGGTAAATGAAATCCCGAGTTCTGTTAGTGTTTCGCTTAGTTTTTTCATAGTTATGTGTTAATAGCTAACCAAGCGTATGTCACAACGCCTTTGGCGCGGCTGTCTTCAGTGTTAGTCGGAGAAATGTGGAACTTCATGCCAGTGAGTAAAGGTTTCTTCATCGTCCGTCCACAATTGAAACAGAACAGTCTTATATCCGCCCTTCTCCTTATCCCTCACCCCGTCCCACATAAGTCGGCAGGTTGGTTTCATTTCTACTCCACAATCATTCTTGTATGATGTTATCTTTCTCGTATTCATAAGTTTTCGATGTTAAAATTAAAGGACACAACCAGTCAGAGCTAGCAACGGCTAATCGCCGCGCTCACACTCGACGTTATAGTTTGAGGAAATCAAAAAGCCTTTTCAACAACCCATCCTTCGGTTTAGGTGGATCGTATGGCGGTATTTCTATTTCGTGGTTGTAAAATGTCCTGTAGAACGCCCGAAGGTTTTCCATGTTACACATGTAGGCATCCTCAGCGGAAGTGCCACCATGAAATACAGAGATCTTTACCTGATGCTTCATGTGTTGCAGTGTCCTCCACGCCACCTGAGCATCCCACTCACTATAACCATTCGAAACGGTCAATGCCTTATCTCCCGACATTGTTTTATCATTTGGTGCTTTGCCGAAACCACTTCCAGAAGTTCCTGTAGGTGCATTCACCGTCCCTGCGATTTCATTCAGTTTTTTCATAGTTATGTTTTATTGGTTGAACGGGAAGTTCCTTCCGTGTAGCCATTACTGTCCTCGTAGTAAGTCTCGTTACCATTATCATCATACTCATACCTTTCCCAGAAGTCATCGCTGGTCTCGTGGTAAGTCTCGTTACCGTTAGTATCATACTCATGCCTATACCAGAAGTCATCGCTGTTCTCGTGGTAAGTCACGTAACCATTGGAATCACGCTCATACCTATACCATGAGCCGTCACTGTCCTCGTGGTAAGTCATGCAACCATTAGCATCTTTAATCTCAATAGGGAATGTAAATTCAATCCCTAGTTCTGTCAGTGTTTCGCTTAGTTTTTTCATAGTGTCGGATGGCTGTAGACGTAGTTAGTTGCAGGCTGGATCAAGCCCTTCTTGATGCATTTGTAAACAGTTCTGC